AGCAAGTTCCTCAAAATCCTGTTCTAACTGACCCTTATAATCAGTTCGATATCGTTATCAAAGGCAGTCTTTGGAATGAAGAGAAGGGCGTCCTTTTTGTTTTCCAGATGTCTCGCGATCAACACGTTTTCACTCACACAACCCGCGATATGATCGCTGCCGGCTATGAGATTTACGCCCGTGGGTCCTGCGCTGCCGATCTGGTTTTCCAAGGCCAAAAGAGAACCGTTACCTGTCTTGGCTCAATGGCCGACAGCAACGGCGAGCGGCGGCTCGGTTCAGAGCCGCGAGCCGGGGCTGTTGGACAGCCTTCACTCGCTTCATCATCCACGAATCAACCGGCCAATGGATCACAGCCAGGCACGCAGGGCGTTCGCGTTACGATCATCCCAGACACCAGCCGAGGGCAGCGCACGCTGTTGACTGCACAATGACTTACGTTCTGATTGCTCAAACGCCTCACGGCCAATGCTGTTGCAGTTGCTCAAGCATTGATGACGCTCTTTTTGAAGCTGTTCTTCATGAGGAGCGGTTTCCTCAGTGGCTTTTGCTGAACCCGGTCGGAGAGGTTTGCTTGATGAGCATCGAGCGGTGGCACGATGACGTTGAGCTGGATCCTCAACTGGTGGGATTCGCCCGGCAGCACCTATAGGGAGCTTCGTATAATGTTCAGACGTTATGGTACTTGCGGCGTCCAGCCAGAATCGGGCGTCGGGATAATCGCGCAGCCCCGGTGCCCGATTTAGCCATAACGTCCATTATACGATGCCTGTCCTTTCTGATATCAAAACCGTTGCCGGCACGATGCACCAGGTTCGATTTTGATATCAAAGCATGGCCGAGATCTGATATCATTTCTTCACCTGGTCAGCTGCTGCAGCTGGTCTTTCTGATATCAAAATCGAGATCTCACCATGCACCTGATCGTTCGTGACTTCCCCGATGACCTCGTTGATTTGCTCAAGCAGTTCACCAGTTCGGCCGCCGCGACCAAGGCTGTCACCAACGCCTGCTATGGCTATGTCGCTCAGCGTGATCAGTTGGAAAGACAGCGCGCCCGGATCGTCGAGCTGGAGACTGCGCTTCGCGTTCAGCGTCAAGTGATTGAGGGTGCTAGATCTGCTGCCGCTTTGCTGCTCGATCACACCGCTCAGGGCGATCTTCTCACGCGCATTTGATATCAGATCACTCGCCCTGGCGATCGAGGATCTCGCCTTTCTGATATCAATTCACCCCGCGGCGTCGCTCAGGTCAAGGGCCGCGTCCCCGGCTTGTCGTGACACGCTCTACCGTCGCGATAAACGGAGACCCGGAGCGTAGCGAACCCTTGATGGCCCCAATCCCCTCACTCTCTGCCTGGGTTGTGGGAGGCGCTTTTCCTCCCGCATCCCTGGCCCTCGCCGAGAGACTTCCGGTAGGACCCCCGGAGGGGCTTTTCAGCTTTTTGGCTTGATGATCGATAGGGCTTCCGGATCATCGCTTTGGATGCATGCCACTTCGCCGTGCTTCTGTGGGTCCATCAGTTTGAGCACTACTGCCATTGCTGGCCTGCACTCTGCGTAGCTGTTGAACGTCCCTAGCTGCGTCAGTATCGCTCCTTGAACTCCTAGCGCGAGTATCCAGTGCATTTGCTTCTTCCTTGCTTGAGTGTCAGCCAGCGGACACCGGCTGAGCGGGGTGGGGCTGCTGTAACACCCCCACTTTACCCCGGAATCCCGGGGTGGCCTCAGTCTAGGCATTCCAAAAAAATACCGCCTTCTTTGTCCACTTGAACGTAAGCCACTGATTTTTCGAGGATTTTATGCACCAATTCGCTGTCTTTCAGCGGAGCATGCCCTTTATTAATCAATATCTTATTGATTTCTATGGCTTTTTTTCGGATCGCTTCTTGTTCTGCGTCCGACAATCTCACTGTCTTGCTCATCGTTTCGCTACTCATTTGTACACCTGTCGCCATGTTACGGATTCGCATGTGATTTGTGTTGACTGTTACAAGTTCCCTTGTGCACAATCCGCACAAATGTGATTTGTGCACATGTGCAAGGGACTACTTGTGTTCTACGACTGGATCAAGGCGTATCAGGATTATCCTCACGATCTCCCGCAGATCGGCGATGTGATTACCCGCCGTCACGACGCTGAAACCGACGAGCTTCTGTCTACCTCCGTCCCAGCTTTTTACGCCGAGGGCAGCTACTGCACGTCATTCCGCATTCATGTCTGTGGTCGTCGGATCACCGTGGACGGCAACGCTTCCAGGCTCAACCGTGAGGACAACGTCTTCGGCATTACGAGCCTGGACGATTGCATGCGGGTTATTAATCAACTGCTTGCTCAGTGGAATCTTCCTCCCATGACCAAGTGCACTAATATTCAGCGTCTTCACGACGGTGGTGCTGTTGTTGATGGTGCTGTGTTTCAGCGTCTCGATCTGACCTCGAATTTTTATGTCGGTCACGGCAATGAGCGTGCATATCTGCGTGCAATTTCAAGCCAGCGATATCGCAACTCCATCGCCTATTTGTATCCAGATGGCAATACCTGTGTTTGGACTCCAAAAGGCGGCGAGAAGGCCGGACGACTTGTTTATCCTGGTAATTATGCTAAAGCAGCTGAGTTAGATGCTCACTTGATTCCCAAAGTTAAGCGTTCTTTTGGTGAAGATTCAGATGAATACCGGTATGTCCGGGAGTTGCGTGACTGGTGTGCATCAGTTGGCATGGTTCGCTCAGAGCTCAAGTGTCGTTCTGAGTTTTTGAAGAGGGAAGGGGCCCAATTTTGGGGCTTCTTTGATGAGCAAAAACTGGTGGAAATCCACAAGGGGTTCCTTATGGTCGGCAACCGACTTGAAGTCACTAACTACGATGAGCTTACAATTGCCCAGCAGCTTGTTGCTGAGGGTATTTGTAACAGCACCAAGGCTGCTCACACAACCTCACAGTACGTGAGCCTTTGGCGTGCAGGTCAGCGTTTTGATTTCAACAAGTCCGCTGTTCAGGAGCACCGTGCTCGTCTGCGTCGGTTAAACATCGACATCAAAGTCCCTTATGACCAGACTCGTCATGGAACTGTTTTCACGTTCACGCGCAATGTCCGTGAGGTAGCTGTTACCTTCTCTTCTCCCGTTCCAGCCTTCTACCGGCATGCATCTATTCCACGCCATCTTCAATTGGTGGCCGCATGAAACTCGTTAGTCAGCAGGGCCTGAACCTTTCAGCATCCCAGCGCCGCCACTTGGATTTACAAGCTCGTATGCGGGCTATTTCTAAATCCCCGTTCCATGCCGAAGTCCAGGCGGCGTTAGTTGAACTTGATGAGCGCAAAGAGCAGGGCGTTAAGCCAGAGAAACAGTATTTTCACGTTTCTACCTCTCATGGAACCCACTCCTTTGCTGAATGGATGGGTTTTTGATGGACAAGTCCCAATATCAAATCCTGCGCTGGTCTGTGGAGTGTTACCTTGCTGACAATATTAGCGATCCTGTTCTTGTTCATTCTCTCTGTAATGAGCTTATGCGCAAATTTGTTCAAACTATGGCAGCTTCACAAGTTAAGCAAGCTGCCTCCAAACGAGCTTTTCGCACGTTTAGACGAGATGGACACGTAATTCCGCCCAGTTGGGCATTCCGCAAACCGGGCACAGATTCCCGACTCCCTAAGTTGTAAGGAGCATTTTATGATTATTCTTCAAGGTTTCGTCCAGGCTGTTGTCACTAAGAACGAAGATGTACAGGGTAAAAATCCTTACGCTGTTGTTGCCATTGACGATCTGAGCACTGACCGCGACGGTATCAGCCATACGACCACTCGTAAGATTATGGTCGCTGGTAACGATTATAAAAAGGGCCTTCAGAACTCTTACCGCACTCTGATCGGTTCCGAAGTTTATGCGCCTGTTCGTATCGAATGTGAGCTGTTCAACGGCAAGCCACAAGAACGCTATACGCTTCAAGGGCCTCCCATTAAGTTGACTTCTGCTGCGTCATCTCCTGTCAAAGCAGTAGGTACGAATTAATTGTCAACTCAACCTGTATTAGTGTGCGCTGAATTCTCACAGTCGGGCGACGGTGTAACCTCGTGCACTAAACAGACTTGGGTAGACACTTATGTTTTAACACCTGACGAGCAGGCTCAGTTGCAGCTCGTTGTAAACGGTGGTTTTGATGCCGATACATTTACGCTGTTCTTCGGCGCAACGTTAGTGTTATTTGCAACTGGTTTTACTGTTGGAATCATAATCTCCCAAATCCGCAAAGTAAGAAGAGGCATTTAAAATGAAAAAGTTCATGCGTGTTCCTTCGTTCCGCTCCATCGCCCTGGCTGTTGGCGTTCCTGCATCCGTTGTTGCCTCTGGCAGCTCTTTCGCTGCCGGTATCGCTGATGGTGCCACCACTGCCATTACCGCTGCTCAAACCTCCGGTGAGAGCGTCGGTGCTGCCGTTGTTGCCTGCGTTGCAGCGCTCTGCGTCGTTGGTGTCGTCATCGCCCTGGTCCGTAAGGTCTGACGTAGGGTGATCTGGTCAGCGCTGGCCGCTATCATCATGGCCAGCGCACTGGTTTCAGGAATCCGGTGCGCTGAATACCTGTAACTTCAGCCCCCGGAAACGGGGGTTTTTGTGCGTACACTTCTATTTCTTTTGTTATTCGTTACTTCTTATGTTTCGGCCTCAACTTATCAGTGGCTCGATCCTTTTTATCGTAACCCTTATCCTTCTGTGTCGGCTGCCTGTAATTATGTGGCAAGCGTTTACGGCTATTCTGTTTCTTCATTTTCTTCTGCTAACGGTGGTCGTTCCTATGTTTGCTATCGTATCGATAATGATGGCAAGTCTGTAAGTATGGGATCTGTAGAAACAACTGGCGATAGCTGCCCCTCTGGTACTGTATTTAACTCCGTGGGCGGCTCATGTGATGCACCTCCTGAGGATAAGTGTTCCGCGTTAAAAGACACAGCGATTCCTTCCTTTAAATGGGACTCAAATTCTGACTTTCCTCCTGCGTCGATTTCCTCAGGTGGCTGTGAGGCCACTATTTCTAAAGGCAAGTGTTATTACGCTTCTGTTGGGAAGGCTGTTTGCAACGGCACTGCTACGTTTACTGGAAAGCCACTTGATTCCAACCCAGGTGGCGCACAAGTTTCCGACTGCACTGGCTCAGATTGCACTACAGGTTCTCCACAACCTGAAACAAATAATCAGGATTGTGTCTACTCATCTAATGGCTCAGGTTCTTCCTCTTGCACCGCTACAAATTCTCAATCCACTCCCGGCACTGCTCAGTGTGGATCAGTTAACGGTTCCTATACTTGTATCGAGAGTCCTAAAGCTACTCTTACTTCAAACACTATAAGCTCTACAAAAACTCCAACCTCTAACTCAAACGGCACACTTACCGTTGTCCAGAATGACACTGTCACCACTGTCAAGTGCTCAGGCAAATCTTGCACTACTACTACTTCTAGTTCGTCAGGAACTACAGTGAGTAATTCTTCTGGACAAGTCATAAGTCATGACTCTACCTGTACTGGCAAAAGTTGTGGTTCTTCTGGACAAGTCTCCTCCGGTGGCACAGGTAACGGCACTGGAGATGCGGAGGAGGGTGATGACGGAGATTCTCCATCTGCCGGTAAGTTGGTTGACCCAACAAACGGTTCCTTTGACGGTCAGGGCGACGACTGGGACTCTAAGATAGAGAAGGCCAAAAAAGAATATAAGGATGGAATCGACAAGCTCAAAGACTCTTTCAAGCCTATGGGTGATGTTTCCCTTAACGGTGGCAGTAAACTCTATTGCCCCCCGTCAGTGACTGTTCTCGGTAAAAACATTGATTTTTGTCTTGATAAGTATGCTTCCTCTTTGTCTTGGATCAGTGACGCTATCTTAGCTCTCTGCGCAATGATTGCGCTCATTATTGTCTTTAGTTGAGGTGTTATATGGATTTGGGATGGATTGCCGGTTGGTTTGATTCAGTTAACACATTTTTTCAAGCTGTCTGGAATTTCATGGATTCTGGTATTTATCAGTTTGTTAAAGACCTTTTGGTTGTAGTCACAAAGTCACTCGTCTGGAGTTACTTCCAGTTCAAGATATTTGCCCTTGATGTTGCTTATGAGGTCGTACAGGAGATTCTTCAAGATACCGGCGTAACTCAGATGGTTAAATCTGCTTGGAGTTCTCTCCCCGGTGATATGCAAGCTATGCTTGGTTTCTTCAACATACCACAAGGGCTTACTCTGATTTTTTCCGCCATCCCTACTAAATGGGCTCTCAAGTTCGTTCCCGGAGCATAACTAATGGCAATCAAAATTCATCATGGCCCTAATGGTTCTTACAAAACCTCCGGCGCTATTTGGGACGACGCTGTACCAGCTGCTAAGGCTGGTCGCCACATCATTACCAACGTTCGAGGTGTTTCCCGTGCCCGTTTCGAAGCTCTTTTTGATGATCTTCCTGATAGTTTTGATGTTGAGTGGATTAGCCACGAATCAGCCGAGGGCATGGAGCGGATTAGAACTTGGTTTCAATGGGCTCCGCGAAACGCCTTTTTGATCTTCGATGAGGCTCAAGTCATCTTCCCCAGCAAATGGTCTGACAAGTTCCTCGAGAAATTCGATTATCCCGGAGGCCCTGATAAAGCTAAGTCTGACGATAAACCTACTGACTGGCTTTCAGCCTGGACGATGCACCGTCATTTCAACTGGGACATCATCCTCACGATGCCCAATATTAAGTATCTCCACTCTGATATTCGCAACACTTCGGAGGCTGCATATCAGCACTCTAACCTCATGCTCCTTGGCAAATGGATGAAAAAGCTCGTTGGCAAGGATTACAAAGAGGCTATGCACAGCGCTCAGGAAAACAAGGCACCTACTGACGGTTCCAACATCGTTCAGCTTCGCAAGATTGACAAACGGGTATTCGAACTTTATGACTCAACAGCTACCGGACTTCACAGAGACACCATGGCGGGCAAAAACGCGCTCACGTCCCCTCGGGTTCTTATCCTGCTCCTCCTTTTGGTTGGTATTGTCGGCTTTGTTTTCTGGCGTAATGACGGCAATCCCTTTAAAAATCCGCTCTCTATACCGGGCGCTAAAGCCGTTGCGCCGCCTCCTTCGTCTTCTGCTCCTCAAGGTCCTTTCGAAAATCCTCACGTGGATCCTGTGCGCCTACCTTCTGAGCAAGTTCCTCAAAATCCTGTTCTAACTGACCCTTATAATCAGTTCGATATCGTTATCAAAGGCAGTCTTTGGAATGAAGAGAAGGGCGTCCTTTTTGTTTTCCAGATGTCTCGCGATCAACACGT